ACGCCTCTCCTATATAACGATGATTGTCAAGATTCCTCATTGTTCGAAGGGTTGAAAGCAGTTGGACGAATCGTTATCGTAAAAATATCCGTAACGTTCGCAGCATAAGCGAGATGCTTGAGTTACCGTTTGTCCGCTCGGGTTGCTGAACTGAATCTTGCCAGTTGCTTTATCGATTCCCGTTGGAATGAATGTGCAATCGCGGATATCTCCTAAGACCTTTAAAAGTTCAACCTTTACGAGGTCTTCACTTGTCGCATCATAGGAGATTGATAGAATCCTCCAATACGTGTCTTTGATATAAATCTTATCCGAGAACTCGAACGTCGCTAATTCGGAGCGTGTGAGCCTAAAGAACGCGGTCAGCTTGCGAGCGTCTGATGAATACAACTCATTGACGAACGGTCTCCAATAGTGATAATACAAAGAGTTTAATGGAAAAGCCTCAATCGTATGAAAGGGAGGTTCTTGTCCAAAGCTCAAATCTTCATCATCGACAGACGCATTAAGTTCGCTATATTGAGAAAATGCGGGATAACTCGAGGCAATAACCGAGGCGGTGTTGGTGTCGTTCTGATATCTGAAAGCACCAGCAACTAAGCCATTCCAAAACGCCAAGCGAGGAAGCGGTTTTTGAATTGTTTTCTCGTCTTGGGTTGTGTCAATTAACATCCTGTGAACGACATATCCAGTCTGAGGAATTCGCGAAACTACATGAGGTGCAAACGGGGTTTTTATTTCTTTATTCCCTGCTGCAAAGTCGTTTTCTGGGTCAGTTACTCGATAACGACCATAAACCCGCGAAGCATTTTTGAACACTAAATCGTTGACCAGATCCTTTCCGTTCGAATGCGTCCAATCGTATTGCCTCGCTTGCAGGTCTGTCGTTGGAGCTATGGTCACATCTCTGGACAGGTCTATCTTATTTGACCAGTCCTGCTGAGACCCGCTTGCCATGTAATCATTGAACGGCTCAATTGACAGGTGTTTACGGTTGTTACGATCCGGAATGAATACGAGGTTGAACATCTTCTGCAGTCCTGAGATGAAGTCGATTTGTTTCATCTCTGGGAGGTTGCCCGTAACGTTTATGTTTCCGCTTGTGACGTTCGAGATATAAGGCACTTGCCACCACGTTGTCAGGTTGCTTATTTCACCGTTCCCATCAAGCGTCAACGGGTGCGAGGAATTATCAACGAAATATTGAAATTCGATTGTATCGCCTTGATCAAGTATAAAGTCAGAAGTCAAGAATGCGTGTTGTGAATCATTGAATTCAGCACTTCCCATATCATCAATAAACTCAAAAAGCTCTGACCCATTTTTTGAGAGTCGCATAGAGACGGAGTTACTGGCATGACTCATACGCCCATATACGTTTATTCTAAAACGATAATAAGCGCGATACGGAACAGTAAAAGTTGTGCCGCTTGTGAATTGATTTCCCTCGTCAAAGAATGGGGTCGATTCACTCCAATCCGTGATACTTGTATAATTGGGATGTGCATTGAGTCCGGTCAAGTTTGACTGTAATCCGACAAGCATCAAATTAGCACCTTGAACAACATTGCTGGCAGGGGTTAAAGTACCATTGTACAGAGTGAGATATAAATCATCAAGATTTGAACCTAAAAAAGTAGAATCATAAGTATATCCAGCCTCGGTCATTATCTCCTCGAATAACTTTGAAGCTCTGAAATACGGTGTAAAATCTCCGTGTTCAAGTGGGTTGCTGGTACTCCAGAGGTTTGTATTTGTCCAATTTTGCCCTTTATCCGGAATGCCGTATTTTATAACACCGCCCGACAAAGTGCCCGCCCAACTCGCCTCAAGTTTTGTCGCGTTCAAGTCGTGATCATACGCAGATAGATCGAGGTCGGTAAGCATACCGTCTCCGATATCCCGTGAGAGATTAGCCGTCTCACCAAAAACAACAACCTCAACATCTGCGTATCTGCCTTTCTGAACGTATACAGCTTTCACCTGAGCAAAGCCCCTCATGACCGGGATCGTGTTATAAGTCAATTCCGCATCGACTTTTACTTTCGGATTCCATGTCGTAATCAGACCGAACTCATTCACTGCCCCGAAGTAATCTTGGTTCTTCTTAGTCAATGGGACTCGGAACGTCTGCGAGAAGCTACTCGAAGAAGCGTTGATGTCTTGTATATCGGAGAACTGATAGCTCAGATTCACCGGCTCGTTCTCGTAGAGTTCAATGTCGTTTCCCGCAAGTGTTAGTCTTAGCATCTCAAGAGTTTTTTAGGGGTTCGAGAACTGTCCCGTTCAGGTACCCAAGCGGGACAAATGACGTTTTTCTCGAACTCAACATCGGATAGGTTGTGCGAGTTCAACATTGAACGAAGTGATGAACACCTTCGAGACGGTCTCCTCTTCGATTTGCATCGAGTTCGTTTGTATTGTTACCGGAACCCATCCGCTCGTCAATTTAGCGTCAAGGGGAAGCCGTAACATTACGTTCTTCGACCTCATGCAATATTGTAGCAAAGTCACCTCTTCAATCGTAAGGATGCTGTTGAGTTGATAGGTCTCTTTCGCTTCCAATTGATAGGGAGTGATTTCTCTGTCGAAGTCTTGAAACGTGAACGCATTACCCGCGTAATCTCCGACGAGCTTTCGATAGGTCTTCTCTTCGCGTGAGACCGTCTTTTGTTTTTTACCATCAAAGCGAAGGTAGTCCCATCCCCCGACCGAATTCGTCCATCCTAATTGAACGCTGTCTTGTTTCGCTGGAGTACACTTGTTGTTGATGCGAATGGTGTTCCCTTTCTGAGATGGTGTCGAGCTGAACGGAGTCACTTCGTAATATTCCCACGTCGGGTTGTTGTTGAATATATCGTCAATCTCAGCGATATTCCCCGGATAGATTCCAAAGTAACAGAGGAAGCCTTTCGTTGGGGTTGATGCGCTTGGAAGTTGTGCTCCGTTTGCCGTGTTGATGGCAATGTCCACAGTATCGAGAAGCGTATCTGATGAGTTGTAAACCTTCACGACAAAGTCTTCGACATCGCTTATCGTACTTCGGTTTAAGAAAGCGACAACGCCTTGATCTTCGATGGATGCATCTATCGTAATGGTATTTGAAACGTCCCTTCTATTGGTGAGCCAAAACGTCCTTCCAGATGCCGTCCCGTAATAATCAGAGAACGAAGGCTCAAACCCATCGGATATTTGAAAATGTCCGTCAATCAAATGAATGGTTGAAGTTGCTTGGTCGAGCGTCTCGGTAGTTCCGTTCCACTCGCCAATTCCGACAATGAACTTCTTGATGTTGTCGTTGCTCCTCGTGAAATAGTTACTGGTGAAAGAGTGTATCAAGTTATTCGAACCCTCTTCTTTTACATCGACAGCGCATAAATCCCGAACCACTTCCGAGAGGTTGAAAAAACCATATTCATTCGTGTTAGCTGTGATGTAGAATTTACCGAGCAAATTGGACGATGATACCGAGTCTTGATATACCGTATAAACAAAACGAAAGTTGTCATCGATCGTCGTTCCTGTTTCCGCTTGGTAGATGAGATGTTGATCTGCTACCGTAAACGTTGCCGAAGGGTTGGAGGCGAAGTTTGCCATTAGTTCTTAATCGTTATGTTTCCGAGGTTTGCTTTGAATTTACCCGCGATATCTTCTGCGAATGCTGCTCCGAGTTTCTTCGTGTATCGTTTGCTGACTGCCGTATATGCTTTCTCATAAAACCGAAGTCCAACGATTCCCTTCCGTTTGACTGCTCGCGCCATGAGGAAAGCAGCCGACTTTATATTCGACTCTGTTCGCTTCTTAAAGCGTCCCTTCTCATCTCTGAGCTTGATTCCTTTGGCTTTCATCCAATTCACAAAGACAGAAGACGGCGGTTGCTTGCGGAATGTAAATGGTGAGCCTTGATTCTTGCGCGTGCCGTTGACTCCGAAGCTAATAAAGGGGGCGTACTTCTTCGCTTTGCCTTTGGCTCCGAAACTGATTTCTCGTATCTCGTTCCCACGTACCCGGACGCGGTAATTCAAAGACCGCTTCAGAGTACCCGTTGCAACTCCGTAGTT